ATACCAAGTAAGACTTTGAATATTTGTCTTGCAGGTACTGGTGTTGGTAAGACCATGTTTATGACACACCTTGCTTCATCTGTTTTATTACAAGGCAAGAATGTATTGTATATAACTTTAGAGATGGCTGAAGAAAGAATTGCTGAGAGAATAGACGCAAACTTATTGAATGTTGGTATGAGTGATTTAGAAGAACTACCATATACAATGTATGAAACAAAGATTAATAAATTACAAAGTAAAACAACAGGCACATTAATTATCAAAGAATATCCTACTGCTACTGCTCACACAGGTCATTTCAAAAACTTGATTAGTGAATTAGCATTAAAGAAATCTTTTAAACCTGATATCGTATTTGTTGACTATCTAAATATTTGTACTTCATCTAGATTTAAGTCTGGTGCGAATGTGAATAGTTACACAATGATTAAATCAATCGCTGAAGAATTAAGAGGTCTTGCTGTTGAACATGATATTCCTATCTTCTCTGCTACTCAAACAACAAGAGGTGGTTTCGTAAGTAGTGATGTAGGTCTAGAAGATACCTCAGAGAGTTTTGGTCTTCCTGCAACAGCAGACTTTATGTTTGCTCTTATTAGTAGTGAAGAACTAGAAGAAAAGAACCAGATAATGGTCAAACAATTAAAGAATAGATATAATGACCCAACTGTAAATAGAAAATTTATACTTGGTGTTGATAGGTCTAAAATGCGTTTCTATGATGTAGAACAAAACGCACAAACTGATTTAGTTGATAGTGGTCAAGAGACATTATCATCTAATGATAAATTTAAAAAACTGGGACAGTTCTCAGATTTTAAAGTATAACCAAAAGGAGAAAACAAATGGCTATAAAACTAAACGAAAAATGGTATGATGAAAATAAATTCACTACTGAAATAAAGAATGCTATCGTACAGGTAAGTAATTACCAAAAACAAATCAATAACTTATCTGCTGATTTACAAAATTGTAAAATACTTGTAGCTCATCATGCAAAGTTTATTCAGGATAATGTACCAGCTTCTGCTGAGGTTGAGGAACCTAAAGCTCAAGAAACTGCTACTGAAGCAAAAGAGTAAGTATGAAAAAGAGGGTCGCAAAAGGAATAAAGAAACATAAGATTTCTTACGAGATGAAACTTGTCAAGAGAAAGAGTAAAGTTCGTTGGTTGGTCATTGAAAGACCAACTGGCAGCATAATTACTGAATCTGAATTTGAAGATGAGGCACAAAAGGTTTGCGACCATCAGAACAAATACAAACAATGGGAAAATCAAGGAGGGGTGGTTAAACACCTAACACTAGGAAAAATATAATGAACGAACAAAGCAAAAGATTTTATGAAATATTAGAAACAATCAAAAACTTACATGACGCTAAGAAACATGATTATGGCAATTCAGATGTATTTGCTAATTTCAGATTATCTGAGTTAGCAGGTATATCTCCTTGGAAAGGTTCTGTTGTTCGTATGGGTGATAAGTATGCTCGTATAAGTAACTTCATCAAGAAAGGCGACTTTAAATTTAAAGAAGAAAGTATTAAAGACACCTTAATGGATATGGCTATATACAGTTTAATAACCATAGTGTTATACGAGGAAGAAATGTTTAATACTCATGTTAAACAATTTCAAGAAGGAATGAAGAAACAAGAAGGAGAAACAAATGACGAAAATAGTTGATATGGGAAGTGTGGTCGAAGGTGATTCATCTTCTTTAGACAGAGCAGGTATTGCTTCAAATGAAAAACCATTTGATATTGAATCAATAGGTAATCCAGAAGATCCTAGTAAGTTTGAGATTACAGATACTAAAACTAATAAAGTTTATACAGTAAGTGCTAATGCTTTAACAGGTGGCGACTATCACCAGATTATACAAGCGTCTGATGACACAATACCTGAAGAAGATATAAGAAGATATTACGATATCTGTATGAACACTTTAGATTGGCAAGATGGTTGGTACTCTACACCAGAAATGAAAAAAGAAGCCAAGACACCTGGTTATAAACATATTCATCTAGGTGGTAGTGATACCGAGGAAGTTGATTATGAGATTGAACAAGATTGGGTCAAAGAGATATGGGATAAAGTAAATCCAGAAGGTGTCAAATTACTTAGACACTATTTGAATGGACACCATGCAGGGCAATCAGGTGGTATTCATATAGATGGTTGGACAGGCGACCAATATACAGTCATTGTTTATCTTACACCTGACTGGACACCAGATGATGGTGGTTCAATCGAGTTCTGGACACCAAATCTAAATGATGAAATGAAAGCAATGGCAATCAATACACCTTATGGTCTCAATGGCAACCCAAATATGAACATTGTTAAATCATACTGGCCAAAAGCAGGGCGTGTTGTAGTCTTTGACGCAAGAATCCCTCATGTTGCAAGAGCAGTAGAAGGCGATAAGTTCAGAATTTCACTAGTATTTAAGTGTAAAGCAGGACCTCTATAACGCTTGACAAATCAGTACTGCTAGTATATAAATAGCAGTATGGCATTACTAAAAAAGACAGACTTTTTTGAAGCAGGCAAAGAAAAAACTGCCTCTGCAGGAAAATATTCAGGTAAAACTAGAAAACAAATAATTCTAGAAAAGATAAAGAACAAAGAACCTTTTAGTATAGGTACCACATCAGGCGGGCCTAAACTCATAGGCACATCTTTAGACGATAAATCTTTTCCGTTTATACTTTCTACAAAATCATCTGGCGATATAGCAATCACAAAATTATTTAAAGACCCAGACTTTGGTGGTGGTTCTGGTTCAGGTGGTGGAGCTCAAGATACAGCAATTACAGAATCAGGTCAATGTTATTATACATCATTAGTTTTTAACATTATAAAAAGACCACTTAAAAAAACAGACTACACAACCGCTAATCTTAAAAAGGCAGCTAAATTTGTACAAGCAACAATTAAGTTAGAAGATTTTTTAAAAAAAGGGCCACAAGATTGGTTTGATAATGACATATATGGCAGAACAGCAAATCTAATCTATCAAAATTATAAAACAAAACTTAAAGGACCAGTATATTGTCATAGAGGTTCTGCGTTTATGAGTAAAGTTTATGCAGCTAAAAAGTCAGTTATGAAAACTGATAAATTTTCTGCACCAGGATCATTTTCAGATGATAAATGGAATCCAGGTGATATATGGTTATCTACATTACCACCTAGTGCAAATCCTTTTCAAGGAACAACAACATGGGCAGAGTTAAATCAAATGGTATTAGAGAGTGCAGGTGCGTTAAATAAAACTAAAGATACAACAACACTAGGAGTATCATTAAAAAAACTAGGATTAAAAGGTAAAGTTGACACTTACAATGGTGCAAAAAGAAAACACAATGTTGATGTTAAATTTAAAAACTTTACATTCGGTAAATCAGGAGACTTTTTTAGTTCGATAGATGTTTATATAAGATTTGATGTTGCTGAAGTTCAATTAAGAGCATTCAATAGTACAAGTGCTTGGCAAGGTGAGATAAAAGGACTTGCAGCTGCGGGTGGTAAAATAGGCGGTGGTAACTTAAATTATTATCTAGAAAAAGACGCTAAAAAATCAATAGGTTATCCTGGTGATAATAGACCAAAAGGTAAATCGTGGAGTGAAACACCTGCAAGTAAAGTAGATATAAAAAAAATGTATGCTTTATATGTTAAGTTTAATAAACTACAAACTGCTAAAATACCAACTGTAAGTATGTCCGAATTTAGTAAAAGACTAAAAGAAAAAGGTGCTTCTTTTCAGTTCTCAAAGAATATGTGTTTAATGTTTTTGAGTTCTTTTATAGACTCTAGTCCAATCATTAGAAATAAGATATCTACCGAAATAGTTAGATATGCTGCTTCTAATACAGAAATCTCTAGTTTTTATATCAAAGTAAATTAGCATACTGCTTGACTTTTATAAATATTCATGTTATAATATACTAATGGAGAGAGTGCTAAATGCAGAAATTTCAAGATTATCTTGTAGAAGATAAGAATACACATCTTGAACATCTGGAAGACGAAATAATTAATAATGGAAGCAAAGGCGCTAAGACAGCAATTGAATTTTTAAAGTCTATCAAACAGATGTTACAAGGAGGGTCGGGTGGATCCACAGTCTCAGTAAAATGGGATGGTGCACCAGCTGTCTTTTGTGGTATCAATCCAGAGAACAAAAAGTTCTTTGTTGGTACTAAATCTATCTTTAACAAGACACCTAAAATAAACTATACAAATGCTGATATCAGTAGAAACCATGGCGGTGCTCTAGCTGATAAATTAAAGATTTGTTTAAAGTATTTACCATCTCTAGGCATCTCAGGAATCTTACAAGGCGATTTACTGTTTACAAGCGGCGATAAAAAAACTGCTACAGTCGCAGGTCAAAAGTCAATCGTATTTACTCCCAACACTATTACATACGCTGTACCTGTTGTTAAAACAGGATTATTCGGCAGTTCTCTATATAATAATATCGACAAAGCACAACTCGGTATTATATTCCATACATCATACTCAGGTAATACAATGGCGTCTCTAAAGGCAACTTTTGGTGCTAGCACTAGAAGTTTAAAAAAGAATAAAAATGTATTCTTTGATGACGCAACTTATAAAAGAGCTGACGCTGCTGCTTTTAATCCTAA